AATGACCCTTTTAGTGAGGGGCGAAAGGTGTTCGTTATGAAAATCATAGGTCATCATTCCTTCTTCCATTTTGCTTATGTCTAGCAGGGAGTTTACCAGGCCGATGAGCCGGTATGTTGTAGGCGCGTGTTAAAACTTTTTGTTGAAAATTGTTAAAACTCCCTTTTTGAAAAGTGCCTCTGTGGTCAAAGTAGGTTTGACAACTTAGTAGAAAACCTCTCCAAAACTACCATTAAACTCATTCTTTCGGGACGTAATTTGTGATCAGGAGTTCCTTGACCGCTTTTCTTCGTTGAGCGCCGCAAACGGTGTAGCTTGTTGCGACCTGGGTGATATGAAAAACACTGAAGAGTGAACGAATCTGAGGGACATCATTGATCGACATAATAAACTTGCCCGTGAGACGGGAGAGAATGCTGGCCAGGCGTGAGAAGTCGTCACGGGAGAAGATATCCTTGCCGTAGCAATCCTCGCAGCCGTGGTAGGGCGGATCGATGTAGAAGAACGTGTGCTCTTTGTCGAAGCGCGCGAGGATCTGCTCGTAGGGAAGGTTCTCGATATAGACCCTGGAGAGCCTCAGATGGACTGCGGACAGCTCTTCCTCGATGCGCAGCAGGTTGAAGCTGGGGCGCTTGGTCGTGGAGATCCCGAATGATGGCGCGCGCAGGCGGGCGCCGTAGCCGCCTCTCAGCAGATAGTAAAACCTGACCGCCCGCTGGATGTCCGTGAGGGTCCCGGGGCGCTCCAGCTTGAAGCGCTCGAACTCGTCGCGCGCGACCAGCAGCCAGCGCAGATAGCGGATGAACTCATCGAGGTGATGTTTGATGACCCGGTATAGGGTCACCAGGTCCGTGTTGATGTCATTGATGATCTCGACCTCCGACTCCTCCTTCCTGAAGAGCAGCCAGGCCGCGCCCGCGAATACTTCACAATAACAGGTGTGGGCCGGGATCAAGGGCAGGATCTTGCTGACCAATAACGATTTGCCGCCGTAGTACGCGAGAAAGCTTTTCATGGTGCCTCCCTTTTGCGGGTACCCGTCCCGGACGATAACCATCATGACCGGATGGTAACGGGTTACTCCGTCCTGTGCTGGTAACACAGGGTTGGGGAGACATCTACTCCCTCGACTGCTGTCCGGCCAACGAGCGCCGGCGACTTCTTACAAGCCCTTACGAGACCCGGTTTGCGACCGGGGTAACGATCCTGCTCCCTATCTTTTCGGGTGGAGTATCTCATCGATGACGTCAGGTCCCGAGGCCGGGATCCAGTCCACCCAAACCGTATCGCTGTAATCATAGATAAGAGGTTTGTTCTGCGGGTTGATGGTTGCTTTGCCTGAATAGGGAACTGCTGTTACGGTGCCGCCTTTGACCACAGAGGCACTTTCACGGTTTATCCAGGGTTTATTCTCCGGGTTGATCGACTTGAGCGCTGCTTCTTCAGCAGGAGTCAACGCGTAACAGGTGCCGCCCAGAAGCACGAACGCAATGATTATAACTAACGTTTTCATATACCCTCCCTTTCTCTAAATTTCCCACCAACTGAAATAGGCGCCGCCGGTCGATGTGGTGTGATACCAGACGGTTTGAGGCGCGTAGACTTCGACATCGAAGGGCGCTATGGCGCTCGACGCCTTGATGCCAAAGCCCTCGTTGTTGGAGCAGATATAGGTCCATCCCGGAGAGGCGGCACCGAGCGTACCTCCGGTCTTTTTGGCTGTGTAGGGGATGATCTCTGATAGATCGATAGATGTCGGGGTAGCATCTGTCCCCCCCGAGATCTTCTGCACCTCGGCGACATCTACATGGCGGTCGCGTTGCCGTATGGTGATGAAATCACTGCCAGCGTCATTGTAAATGGCCGAACCGCCGTTGATGAGGCCCTTATAGGTATATCCCGACGGAAGCACGGGCGTGGTCTTGCTCAGGGATAGTATCAGGGCTCGCGTGCCGTCAGGCTTGGCAATCGCCCATATATAATACCAAGTACTCGGGGCTTCGCTCCCTGTATCGAGTCCGCCCGCGCCGGAGCCCGTAATGTCAGCCGTCCGATTGAACGCGCTCAGGTTCATGCGGGAGCCGTCCGGGCCTTCGACGATGACGAAGTCGGCGATCGCGTATACCCGCGTCGTCTCGTACCCGAAGGAGTTCTGGATATAGAGATTCAGGGCGGCGCCTGCCGGCATTATCGCGTCGGCGGCACCTATGAGCACGGCGAAATTTCCGTCGATCATCGCCTTATACGTGGATGAGTCCTGTGTCGTGTAATCGGTCTGGCCGAACATTCTACACCCCCTTTGCTTCCCAGTTTATGGCGCCGGCGGCGGTTGCCCCGGCTGAGTCGAAGAGCTCCGCCCGGAAGGCTGTTTGCGTCTGTGAGACGATCGTGAAGGTCCGTAAGGTTGCGCCCACGGGCGTGATCTGCAGGGCCGGGTAATTGTTGAACGGGTTGGCATAGGTGATGTCCTCGCCCCCCGAGGCGACCGCGACGTTGATGCCGACCTCCATCCTGCTTTGGGCGCCGACCGTGCTGGCGAGATCGTCCAGGGAGGCTACGCCGAGGGACGTGTCGACCGTAATCTTGAATTTGACCGCATCGGCGCTGACCTCGCCTACACTCCAGTCCGACCAGGCGGAGGTCCAGGAACCGCCGATATCAAATTTCATCTGGCTCAGCGGATTGGCAACACCGGTCGCGCCCGGGAGGAGGCTGGAGGTGATGTCCACGTAGGGGCGGCAGCGCACGATCCACGTCCAGGCGAGCGGGTCCGTCTCGTAGGTGGCAATGGCGACCGGGTTGGGCACGGCGAGATCGAACGTGTCCCAATCGTCATCGGCGGCTACACCCTGGGAACAGGGCACGAGCTTACGGGAGACTTCGTGACGGACGAAGCCCGTCAGCGTTCCGGGCCAGAGGAGCGCTTTTTCGCTGGCGACGGAGGCGAGGGTCACGTCCACGGTGGATAGGGTGAGGTCGCACGTCGCGGGTGTGGCAGAATAATTGCCGAAGGAGTCGCGGGCGCAGAGAAAGAAGGTCCACGTGCCCGTGCCCACCTTGGCGCTGACCAGGTGCGTGCCCTTGGCGGAGACCGTAAGGGGCGTGGCATCTGCCCAGGAGGATCCGACCGGGCCGAACCTGATCTCGTAGGAGAAGCTGTTCGTGCCGGCGATCTCCGGCCAGGAGAAGGCGACAAAATAGGCATTCTGCGCGGCGCTGAGCCAGGCCACGTCGGCCGGGTGGGTCTGTTTACCGGTGACGGTGATCGTATCGGATGGCGCGTCTCCGGGAGCGCTCTTTTGCCCCGCGACGTTGACGGTGGCCACGGCGATCGTGTAATCTCCCGGCGCGTCCGCCCGGATCCGGGCCGAGCTTCCCGGCCCCTTGGCGTAGGCCGCGAGCTGCCAGGGCGTGGCGGCGGCGCCGGAGGCGGCCACCTTGAGCCAGACTTCGGCGCCGGCGTAATAGAAGGAGTTGGGCAGGTACCAGTAGACGTCGAGATAATCGTAGATCGAGCCGTCCTGGTTGGTGATATAGATCTCCTGGAGGGTAAGACCCGTGACCGGAGGGAGCAGGTCGGCGGTCGGGATCGTGTTGTCCGGGATGACGGGGGTGAGCGTATCCACGTTGTAGATGCTCGCGTTGTAATCGATCGCGCGGATCGTCGTTTCCTGGTCGGGGACGGTCGACTTGTCGGCGATCCTCGCCTGGCGCAGGTAGACGCTCGCCTTGCCGAAGCCCCAGACGTCGAGCGGATCCGGCACGGCCGAGAACGTCGCCGGGGCTATGGAGAGGATCGTATGCGCGCCCGCGGAGGAGGTGACGGTTTTGCGCTCGATGATGCCGGTGTCGGAGTGGCGCACGGCAATCTTGTAGGTGTCCCCGGACTCATCGATCGTGACGGGCGTGTCGAGCGTGACCGTGCTGGCCGTGGCTGCCACGAGTTTCCCCGCCGTGCCGAAGAGCCCCGAGTCGTCCTGGATATCGATCACGTCGCCGATGGCGGCGACGACGGCCTCGGCGTCCACCTGAAATTCATACTGCCTGAGCAGATACTCGTTGCAGGCGAGTTGATAGCTGACGATGCGCCAGCCCTCAGAATACTTGGTTACGCCCGCGAGGTCGACGGTGGCCGTATTCGTTTTCGAGGCCAGGCGCGGGTTGAAGTCGGAGATGGTCTGCTGCGCGTAGTCATTGGCCGCGTCTTTGAAATTGACGCCTTCCACCTTCGATGCCCTGTCGGCCAGCGGCAGCCATGTTTTTTTAAAGCTCCCCGGTTTCATGTCCGCCCGCGTGAACATCTGCTCCGCGGCTCCCGTGATGGCCTTGTCCGTGACAACCTTGAACTTCACGCCGTTCCAGACGAGGAAGGAACGCGCCAGCGAGAGCACATGGTTCGCCGCATCAAAGGGGTTGGTCTCCCGGTCGAAACCGCCGTTGTAGGTGATGCGCGCCTCGGTGCCGCCCGCGCCGTCGGGGCAGGCCTCGTTGCAGTAGGCGGCGCACTCCGCGAAGCTGCTCAGGTCGAGCTGGGACGGGTCCTTACAGTCATACCGCAGCACGTTGTAGCTGTTATCATAAACGGGCTGGGTGAGGATGTCGAAGGCGACCCAGGCGGGGTTGGTCGTGTAGGCGACCGACCAGGTCTCTGCCTCGCTGTCGTAGACCCTGCAGAGCAGTCCTTCCAGGATGAACGAGGCGCGCACGCTGCCGCTGATCTGGCTCGTGGCGATGGCGCGGATCCCGACGAGGGCGTGTCGGGGATAGGTGAAATCGTCGAAGTAGACCTCGCGCACCGAGGTGAGATAGACATCCTGCCCGTACTGCCAGACGCCCTCGTCGACGAGGTCGGCCACCTGCTTGGTGATCCTGACATAGTGCGTGCCCCTGGAGGTGACCGTGCAATAGACCGTATGCCTGATGGCGGAGGTGCGGCAGTTGGCGAAGCTCGCGATGGCCACGAGCTGATATTCGGCGTCGCCGGCCTTATAGACCTCGACCTCGTAACACATGCCCAGGGGGAAGTAGCCGTCGTCGTTGGCGCCCCAAAGGCCGGTCGGGAAGGTGATGTCAATCTCCAAGGCGTCGTAATCGTCGTCGGGGGTCTCGTATATATATTGGCCGGTGCCATTGCGCACCTCGACGGACATGGAGTATTCGACGGCGGTATTGTTGAAATTGGAGATTGCGGCCTGGCGCATGGCGCCCAGGCGGTATTCGATGGAGACGCCGAGGAGCGCCGTGGCATCCTGATCGTTGATCATCGGGGCGGTTATCGACTGGACGGGGCCCGTACCCAGGTCGATCAGGACGTTCAGGATCTGCTTGTCGCCTTCGGCATCGCCATAGGCCTGTGTGTTGGCGGCGATGATATTGCCGTAGACCTTGATTCTGCCGTACCAGCGGGGAACGGGCAGCCCCTGCTGCTGGACGGTCTGCGGGCTGAATCCGTAGACCGAAGGGGCGACGGCCTCGCCCGGGGTTGTGATCTTCGGCGCCAGCAGATAGCTGGCGAGCGTCCCGAGAGCAACGGTGTAGGGGATGAGGAACTGTGCGCCGGGGATGATCATCTCGGCGAAGACCGCCAGCATCGTGAGGATCCCCGCGGTGCTCTGGTCTTCGACCAGGGGAACGAGCAGAACCTGGGCGCCGGGGGCGAGGTGCGTCCCGTCCCAGGCCTCCCCGGGGATCCGGCGGCCGTTGATGGAGGCGGCGAACCGGACGCCGTCCGGTGCGTAGACAACCCGATAGTCCGCGAGCGTGGTGCCGGGTATATACTCGACCTCGAAGCGCGAGCGCTGCGAGCGGTCGAGAGGATCGTGGACGAGGATAATTGTTACGAGTTCCGGGTTACGGCCCGCCACGGCGGGCTGTTCCGCGTTGCAACTCGTAACTCGTAACTCGTAACTCGTAACCTCTTTCGGCGCCGTGTCCCAATATCCCGCGATCTTGCGGCTCCACACCGGATGGTCGAGACGCTCGATGCAGGAGCGCAGCGGGCGGCCGTGGCTGTCGCGCCGCACGTGGATGAAACGCTTGCGGTCCTCCAGCACCACGCCCATGTGCGAGGCGAAGGGCGGCACGCTGGTGAAGGAGACGAGACAGAAAGGCTCGGGGCGACTCAACCGCGCGAAGCCGTGCGCCCGGAAGTCGGCGTCGATCCGCTCCGGATCGATCTCGTCGTATGCATACTCCGGGAGATCCTTGCCGGCCCTGCGGAACATCTCCATGGCCAGGCCGTAGCAATCAAAGCCGGTTTTATCGCGCCCGCCCTTCTTCCAGGGGATACCGATCAGGTCGGAGTAGACAGGAAGGAAAGGGGTCAAGGGTTCCAGGGTTCCAGGGTTCCAGGGTTCCAGGGTTCCAGGGTTCCAGGGTTCCAGGGTTCCAGGGTTCCAGGGTTCCAGGGTTCCAGGGTTCCGGGGTTCCGGGGTCCCGGGGTTCGAGTATTTACCCTTGAGACCTTGACCCCTTGACCCCTTGGACCCTGTCAAACTCATCATACCAGCCTGAAGTTCGGATTGAGCATACCGACCTGGCCGCCGAAATTGACGCTGTTGCCGTGGGCACGGCAATCCTCAAGTGTGCCCTTACACGTGGCCAGGGCGCCGGAGTAATTGCACTCCATGTTGGCCACGGCGTACCAGGGGAGCCAGGCGCAGTAACTCGCGGCATAGACGTGCAGGGGAAAGCGCTGGCTGGTGATGTACGGAGCGCCCAGGGTGAAATAGACCCACTGCTCGTCGCACGACGTGGCGATGATCTCGTAGGTGACCGCGAGGTCAGCGTAGTCGGACGCCGGGGTAAGGTGGGCATAGTTGACAATCGTCCAGGTCACCGCTGACGCCACGGCGCCCCCGAGACTCTCGAGATAGGATTCCAGATAGCGCAGCGTGTTCGAAACCTTGATCGTCCGCGTCGGGATCTCCCCCTTGGAGATCTCCTTGTGCACGTCCGGATCGAAGGGAAACCCGGTATAGAGTTGGCCGCCGTAGGTCACGTCCTCGGTATTGCGCACAAAATAGAGGAGGGTCGGCGTCGGTGTGGTGTTGAGCGTGATATCGAGGAAATGCAGCCACGGATTCTTGGAATTGACCGCATAAACTTCCGGGATGACGGCGGAGGGGAGGGACTTCATGAGAAAACCCCGGGGTTCCAGGGTTCCAGGGTTCCAGGGTTCGAGGGTTCGAGGGTTCGAGGGTTCGAGTATTTACCCTTGAGATCTTGACCCCTTGACCCCTTGACCCCTGTCTTTTTCATACTTCCTGCAGCACTACATCCGCCTGGGCGAGGCCCGGCCGGGTGTGTGATTTTTTGATCGGGCCGGCGAAGGTGACGATGCGGGAATTCTCGGCCCAGACCAGCGTGGAGGGGGACGCCTCGGCGACGGTGGCAGCCTCGGTCGTCGGCCAGATAGGCTCGGTGGTATCGTCGCTCGTGCCTCCTGTGACGGCCCGGTAGGAGTGGCCGTTCATGCCCGTCGGCCGGCAGATCTCCCCGGCAAGGTAAGGGTGGTCGGCGCACCAGGCAAGGGAGGGCTCCTTCGCCTCGTCGGGATCGGCCCACCAGAAGGCGTCGGCGCCGCGCACGGAATCGTAGAAGGCGAGCAAAAGGCCGAGGTCGGCCAGGGTCATGTGGGGGTAGGAGAGATGAAATGTCTTCCTGTTCCGGGTATAGCGCGGCCGCGTGTGCTGGTACCCGGCCGCCTTGTCGGAGCGGACGACCTGCGCGTCGTCGTCATCGATAGCCACGGGATAGGCCGGGTTGGCCGAGAGTGCGGGATAGGTCGAGCCGGGCATCTTATCTCCTGCGCGGGTTCATGCCGCGCGCCTGCCAGTAGGGACCGCCGTTGATATCGTCCTCGATCATGACGCCCACCACCCATTTTTTCATGGAGTCGTCCCAGCGGGGCTGGGCGTCCGGGGTGACTTTCGAGCCGCTATTGTTCTGGACGAGCACAGTCACGTTCGGGGTTACGCTCGGGGCCCCGCCCTTGGGAATGACGGTCTCGCCGCGCTGCAGGATGGCCGCGTATTCGTCCGATGCCAGGCCCGAATGCAGGCGCGGGGCGTTGGCGAATGTGGACGGCGGCACCCAGCGCAGCGGCACCTGCGTCGCGCCGACCACGCCGCCCGAATGGTATATCCCCGGCACGTAGTTCGCGTTCGCGGGTACCCCGCCCGAGATGCCTTCCACCGATTGCGTACCGCCGGAAAAAAATCTGGTGACCAGGGAAGCGAGCGAGCCTACAAGCCCGCCGCCCGAAGGCGCGCCGCCCGGTCCTGTGGCCCCGAGGAGCTGGCGCATCACCTGGTTGGAGAGATAGTCGGCGAAGATCCTCCGGAAGGAGTTGGCGAGATCGGCCAACGAAAAATTCATCGGGTCGAAAAAAAAGTCGGAGAAGGCCTGCTGCATCGTGCCGGCCGACTTCTTCGCCAGGTCCTCGCCCTGCTTGAACGCCCCGCCGATTTCATACCCGAAGTTTACGGCACCGCGCGTGATGCCTTCCTGGAGGGTCCCCGTGAATTCTTTGGCTTGCACAGCCAGGTCGGTCAATTTGTTGCGCGTCTCTTCGATCTGTTTGGCTTGCGTGAGCCAGGCCGTGTTGTCTGACGTCTCGCTGAGGGTCGAGAGATAGGCCTCCTGTTTGGTGAGGAGATCGCCGTAGAGCGTGATCAATTGCTGCGTGGCAGCGGGCCGCGTGATCTCGTAGCTTTTCGCCGCCCGCTCAACGCCGGCGATGGATGCTTCGATGGCCGCCTGGCCCGCGCGTTGCGAAAGCTCCGCCCGGATCCGCGCCTGGTTCTGATCCCGCTTCGCGTCGATCTTCGCGGCCTCTGCCTCATAGTCGGCGGCCGATTTGGAGGCCAATTCCTTGAGCTTCCTGGCGCTCTCCTCCTCTGCGAACAGGCGCTTGCCCAACTCGTCCGCGAGGTATCCGGTGATCTCTTTCTCGTATTCCTCGCGGTCCATGGCGAGCGCCTGGTTGTTCTGCCGCGTCTCCTCGGCCCAGGTCTCCTCCTCTTTCCTGCGCTCGGCCCGGTTCTTGAGGTATTCGGCCATGTCCGTGTAATTCACGGCGGTGGCCTTCCACAGATCGACCTGCTTTTTGTCGATCCCCCCCTCGGAGAACTTTTTAGACTGCTGGTTGATCTCGTTGAGCTTTTTCTGCACGTCATCGAGCGCCGGGTTGAGATTGTTGATCGATACCTTCCACGCGTCGAACTGCTTGGCGAGCGCTTCGATATTGTCTTTTGCCTTCGCCGCATCTGTCGCGGCTTTTATGGCTTCCATCTTGGCCTTGGCACTGGCCTCAGCGGCCTTGATGGCGCCTTCCTTGCTGGCGGCCATGGTGTCAGGGCCGTATGCCCAGTCCTGGACATCGGGCATGCGCGCCATCCTGATCTTTTCCAGGTCCTCGGGCGTCGTCCCCATCATGTTCGCGGCGACCACGGTCTTCGCGTAATTGGCCAGCTTGCCGAAGGCGTCCGCCACCTCGCCTGTGATGGTCACGGCGAGTTTCGCCAGGTTCTCCGTCAGGTCCTGCACGTCGGCTTTGTTGCGCTGCAGGCGCTCGGATGCGTCGTCCACGACGGGTCCCAGTTTGGCGAGTTTCACCTGTAGGTTTTCGTAGGCGAGTCCGAGGAGATCCACGTTCTCGACGCCGGCGGCGATCGCCCTGTTGACAATGCCCATCTGCTCGGTCGTCATCAGGCCGAACTGCTTCAGTGCCCGGGGCATCTGATTGGCGACGGAATCGGTGATCCGGTCCACGGCCTCGGCGACGCTTATCCCCTGGGTCCGTGCGGTGACGCGCGCCATCTCGCTGATCTGGACCATGTTGCCCGCGGTGAGGCCCTGGGTCATGCCCTTGATAGCCTTTTGCATCAGGTCGGACTCGTCTACCGTGCCGGCCACGGCCCTGCTCATGGACCCTATCAATTCCCTTCCGCTTCCCGCGGCGGTGCTCGTGAGTTCCTTAAAGCTGGCTTCTACCTGCTGGACCTTTGCGCCCAGCTCGATGAGGTTGCGGATGACGTAGGTCGATGCGAAGGCCCCCGCGAGCGCAATCCAGTTTGCCTGCAGCGTGGTGAAAACGCCGCTGAGCTTCCCCCAGGCGGAGGAAGTTGTCGCCGCCGCCGCCTCGCCTTTCCTTCCTATTTGGTCAAGGGCCTCGGCAGCGCTCCTGCTGTCGCCGGTCAAAACGATTTTTACTTCATTCTGCATTCAATTGGTCTCCTGACCGTTTCCCCTTCCCCTTCAGGGGGAAGGCAGGAATGGGGGTGGGTTGTCGTATCATGCATACCATCCCCACCCTTCCCTCCCCTTGAAGCGCACTGCCCGCACGTCCACTCGAAAAACTCTCCATGCTCCCACCTGCACTTTTTCTTTTGCGCTTCGCTGCATCCTTCTTCTTCGGCCGGCCCGACTCCCAGGAACGCGAGGACCGTTTCCCGGAACGTGATCTGCCTGAGGCCTGCTCTCAGGTAGGGCTCGCACTCGTCGGGGGTGAATCCCCAGAGGATCCCGTCTCGTTTTGTGATGTCCCCTCCGGAGAGGATGACACACCATTCTTCGATCCAAGCGACCCCATCACCGCCGCCACCATCTTTTCTATGCTTTCCCGCTGAAACTGCAGCGGGTTGCAGACGAAAAAATCCTCTATCACCTGGCATGACGTTTCGATGTCGATCCCGAAGGCGATCTCATCCGCCAGGACGTCCAGGTCCTTATTTTGAGGCGTTTTACCTTCTTCGGTCAGCACGATCGCAAAGGCACGCGGGAGGCTCGGGCCGAGCACGGTCACGATGGTCAGGGGCTGCGGATCCACGGGAATCTTCATCTCCGGCAGGTACCTGGTGAGCTGGTTGATCTGCCCAAGGACAAGCTTACGCTGGATGAATACCTTTGAACCAATGTTGTATTTAAATTCCTTCTTTTCTTCCATTGAACCTCCAGGGAATTATTGATTACTGATTATTGATTACTAACTGCCGGCACCCCTCGACCCCTTGAACCCTTGAACCCCTGACCCCTTGAACCCTTGAACCCTGTCCTTCCTACGCCGCAGCGGTGGCTATCTTGTTCGCTATCTCGCAGATCACCGAGCCGTAGGTGAGGTCCTGCAGGACCTGCAGGTCTCCTGCTTCCGCGAGGACTTTGCCGTTGACACTGAAGGTGTCTTTGAGCACGCTGCAGCGCGGGAAAATCAATTTCACGTAGTAGTTCTTGCCGTCCTCAAACTCCGCGCCCGTGGCGACCATGGAAATCCCGAAGTTCTCATTGTCGAGCATGCGCTGCTGGAGGATGAACTCCCTGGCCTCGCGGTTCAGCTTGATGGTCTGCTGCCTGCCCAGGCGGAGCATGTAGCTCGCATACGTACCCGTGCCGCCGACCCGGTATTCGATGGCGACCTGGTTGGAAAGCGTGTGCTCGATGGAGTCGATCTCCGGTCCGAGGGTGCGGCCGCCGACGAACGCCGTGCCGTTCCATGTCCCGCCGACGATGACGACCAGGTCGGTTACCCTCAGGGGCGGCTCGACTACACGCGCGGGGAACGTCATCCAGCCGGTCTCCGCCGGCACGTAGAGGATCTCGAAATCGACCAGGGTCTCTACGGCGATCGTGGCGGTGCCTGCGGCTTCGTCGACGATAGCCTCCTCCGTCGTAATATCATGCGCCGAGACGGTGGCCGCCGTAAACGGACCCGGGTTGCTCACGGTATCCGTGATGGTGATGGCGTCGCCCTGGACGATGCCCGCGGCCACGAAGTCCTGGAGGGCCGAGGTGATATGTTTGCCCGTCTCGACAAAAGTTATGTCCGTGCCCGTAACCACGCGTGTGTGAGGGGTGATGGTGATCACCGAAGGCGCTGCGCCCGTTACCACCGTGTAGGTGACCTCCTCCCATTCGCCGGTGCCCGCCCGGACCCTGACCTGGTGGACGTTGTCAAGGCGGGCCTGAGCGTCCGACCCTTGCACGGTGGTGGTTCCCGCGAGGGGGAGCGACGCCGCGTTGTAGGCAGCGCTGACGGTCTCTTTCGTCATATTGGTCGCGTATTTACCCGTGCCCTTGACCCCGACCACGCATTTCGCCCATGAATCCTTCGCGAACGTCGAGCTGATCGTGTCCACGAAGAGGCTTGAGAAGAGGCGTTTCATGATGGTCTGGCCGTACCGCTGTGCCGCGGTGAAGGAGGGCAGGAACTGATCGAGCGCGGGTGTGATCGGGTGCTTGTACCCGGTGCCCCAGGGCACGACCGTGCCGGGCAGGCCGAGCCCGTAAGCATAGGCGAGCAGAAAGTCCTGCGCCTTTGCTTTGTTGAAGTTGAGCGTGGCCATGGAGAGGGCCCCGAGGTCGTAGACGTCGGTGGGTTCTTCCGTGCCCGTCTGCTCGTCCGCGTTGTTCTCGCGACGGGGATCGAGGCCGATGATATCGGCCTTTGCGACGGAGAGCTTGTGGGAGAGCGTCTGCGCGGTATTGAGCGCCGTCTCTTTGGATAGGAGCGACACCGCGATCTCATTATAATCAGCCAGGTAGTTTCTCATGTGGACCTCCTTCGTCGGTTGGGTGATAGGTCATGGGTGATAGGCGATAGGTGATAGGTTCGAACCCATGACCTCTAACCTGAAACCTATGACCATTTTTTATAACTCGTCTTTATCCTCATACACCGTCAAACTCAGCTCGCAGTAATGACAGAGCACCGCGCCGAACATGCGCGCGTCGATCAGCTCGGCCTGGATGAAATCGTGGCCGAGCGCGGCGCCGGAGAGCGGCTGGCCATCCCTGAACTTAGCCGCAATCGCTTCGATCAGGGCGTTAAACGTCTTCTCAGTTGCCGCCGCGTCATTGATCCCCATGTAGCCCCGGATCACATAGATATGCGACCGGACAGGCATATTGTCTTCTTTCACGGCCCGCCTGCCGATCTCCCAGCCCCGGATCTGCGGCGTACCACTGATGGTTGTTTTGAACAGGTTGATGAACGTGGCCCAGTCAGCGGCCCACCGTTCATAGTCGTAGACCTTGCCGATGTCGGTCACGGCGGCCAGAAGGTTATAGATCGCGGTTCTTATGCCTGACTCAGTCACGGTCGACCTCCGGTGAAAAAGAGGGTTCCAGGGTTCTAGGGTTCCAGGGTTCCAGGGTAACTGCTTGACCCCTTGACCCCTTGGCCCCTATGCTTTCCCTGACCCCTTGGACCCTATCCTTATCCATTTAACTTCCTCGCCAGGTCGAATCCCGCGCGCTCGCCCATCGCCTGGATCGCAGGCCAGCCACGGTTAAGCGCGCCCTCGAACATCTCGGCGCCGGGGAATCCCCTGCGGCCGATCTTACGCCTCACGACGAATTCGATCCGCTGCGCCTCTTTCTCGCTCAAACCCAGTTTCACTTCCAGCCAGCGCACGAGCGTACCCGAGGGAGGCATGGCCTTGCCTCCGGTGCGCCCCTTCTCAATCACGTTGCCATATTGTGGCCTTCCATGTCCCACCACGCCTTTCACGAGCGGCGTGCCCTTGCCGGTCACCTCGCCCGATATCGTGGAGAGCAGACCGCCCTGAGCGCCGTAAACACCCGTCGGCGTGCCGCGCTTCACCTCGCGTTCAAGGTACGTGACCGCCTCCTGCATGAACCCGGTCAAAGCCGCGTTGATAATCTCCGGGGCCTTCCCTTCGAAAACCGCGCCTTTGGCTGTGACGGTTACGGAATACATAAACCACCAAGAGGTTCCAGGGTTCCAGGGTTCGAGTCTAACCCTTGACCCCTTGGACCCTTGGACCCTTGGACCCTTGGACCCCTGGCACCTTGAACCCTGTCTTCTATCATCTTTTCCGTCTCGCCCACCTGGGGTGGGTGAGCCTGTCGCCTCCGCCCGGGTAGTTTTCGCTCATGTCCGTGACTGCCGATGCGGCCATGACCGTGTCATCCTCTTTTATGCCCATCTGGTCCTTATAGTACTGCGCGTAACGCTTGGCCCGTGCCGCAAATTCGCTCGGTTTGCTGCGATAGTTGACCGCGTCCGCGTTGATGGTCGAGTCGCCCGTCTGCGCGTAGGCGTTGGCAAGCTGCTCCAGCGCGTGCGCGGCTGCAAGATTTTCGAGAGCTGCAACATCGATGTCCGGGACATCATCCCCGGTCCGGATCGCGGTGATGGTGACGCGGATCGCATACGAGGCCGTGAAATCGGAGACGAGCTGAATCATGGCCGCGCGATCGAGTACGAGATATTCTTCCGGATCCATAAGGGTCGGGGGCCTGTCGCCGATCGGATACTCGACGCTCACGACGGACGAAAACTCCGGACTCCAGGAAGAAGGCAGATTGAACTGCCCCAGGCCGTCTCCCGCGATGTCCTCGATCACCCTGAACGGCTTATCCTTCGTATAGCGCAGCAGCGCAGCCGTGATCGCGCGGTCGTAATCGGTAGGATTGACGAGCTTCCCCGCGTCATCGGCCACGATCGCGATCACGTTCGCGCGGATGTCGGTGAGACTACTCATATGCTCGCTCCGCTCGCCGTTGATGCGTTGATGCCTGCGCCTGCGGCGCCGTAATTAGTTGATGCGTTGCCAGGGAGATCGCTATTTTCAAGAGAGCCTTCACGCCTTCCGTCATCTCATCCACATGATGCAACTTGTCCCGTTCGGGCAGGGGACTGTGGGGGGGGAGCCGCCGACGTATTTGTATGCGCCGATGTCCCAGGCTCCAGAACGGGCGTTTCCAAGGATGTCAGTGGTGAATACACTTCCGAGAGCACTTAAATCAATTCCATTATTCTTTGCCACTGTGTCTGTTGTGCTTAAACTGAGATTGCTTGAAAATGATCTTTCCGTATAACTAGTAAACGTAGAGGATGTAACGGTACCTGATGCAACTGAATAAACAGGATCGTTATTCGCATTTGAACACACAAAAGCAGATGATCCCGACGCTCCAGCACCTATTACATTATGATCGATAGTCAGATCACCACAGGCAGCATCTCGGTAGTCCCGTATATAACCGGCGGAACCGCCAGAAGTGTGGCTGTTGAAGATTATATTATTCTGAAATCTAACATCTGACAGGGTAGTCACACTAGCAGGAATTACAAGGCGGAAAACCTGAGACTCCAGAGAATCAACGAAGGTGTTTCCGACAATATATATCCTTCCGGCAACAGTATCCCCATCTGCTATAATCCCACCTTCTATCGTGGCATTAGAATCGGGAGAAATAAAGACGTTATTAACCAACCAAAAGTCCTCTACTGAGCCATCAGGAACACTACGATTGGTACTCCAACAAGCATACCCACAACCACGAAATATATTATTCCATATTCTTGTTTGCGGCCCATTGGTCTGAATTGTGTCAGGATGCTGGCAGTCAGGATAGTGGTCTACTTGAAGCGCATAGGTAAATATGTTGTTATAAATGTCTAGTCCGTAAGAACCTTCAATAGAATCTGACCCCCCGCTGGCATACCCCTGCCAATTATTCTCAAGTTCGTTATGATGTATTCTAGTATTGCTAAGAACACCCAAATCTGTTCCACCAACTGCATTGATTGCGTGGTTTCCCAACACTCTGTATATCTTACAATAGGATATTTCGGTGTCACGTCCTGACCGAACTTGAAGGCCTTGACCTATTTCATGTATTTCAAGGTATCTAATTCTTGTCCCGGTGTGCATAGAACCATTGCTGAAAAACACCACACCACCAAGGCTATCGCAGTCCTTTACGCCGTTGGTGATCTCCCAGTTTCTTGTCCCGTTTTTCTCTCCGTCAATGGTGATATAGCTCAAATTTCCTGCTTGGATAGCGCCCCATTGACCATTCAAATCAAAGATGACTTTTCCTCCATGACTTGCGTAGCCGGTACTGGTATCCTTTGCCCCGGTTGCTATCGTGATCCTATGGGTATCATCAGTTCCCTGAGCCCCCACGTTAAGCATAGCGGTGGGATAAGATAGAGTCCCTGCCGTATATGTTCTAGAAACAACATCCCCACTTAAATATAGTGTATCACTTGCATTTACTTTTCCACTTCCCCACTGAACGTCGGCAAGTGCAGCCCACCCCTTCGCCCATGTGGTACCATCACAGGAGCTTGCGCAGTCTGGATTGACATACCAGTTTGTGGAATAGCAGGGGGTAGTCAAAATAATAAAGGAAAGAAATAAAATAAGGTTTTTTATCATTCTATCCACATCCTTAACCCATAGGCTACAGTACCATTTCCCGGCCCTGTCATTGGGTCAGGCAATGTTGGATAGGTAACAGAAGCCCAATGGTGGACACCGGCATCGCTTTTAAAGGACCAATAGTATGCGCCATCACAGACATTTCCAATAGTCAAAGTATCCGAGGATGAAACAGCGGTTGAGGTGACATCAACATCCAACCAAACTAACGTGTCTAAGGGACCATAGGTTTGCTCAACAAGTTTATCCCAATGAGAATCGCCACTAGACCACTTATAGAGAGCAATCTTGCAACCAGTTTCTATATAGTGGTTCCCCAAAATAGATAATTTAGTGACATTCCCAGTGGTAAGGGTTGATACGTTCGACGAAATCATATAAGCAGTCCCATTTGATGAATCGTTGCTTGGATAGTCGTCTGCATTAGCTGTACCTGCATAGTACCAAGCCCCTGCCGCCGCCACGGTCCCACCGCAAATGCCGGTCATACTCCCCTGGATCACCTGAGCATGGACAGGCACAATGAAGAGTAGACAAAGCAACGTCGCCAGGACGAGTCTTTTCATGTTTTTGCCTCGATCGCTTTGTGTGCGTCATCCACCGACAGGCCCAGGCGTGAAAGGTGCGGTATCATCTGAGTCACGACGGGGATTTCTACCGGCGGTTTCTTCTCAGCCTCGGCAACCTGTGCACTTAAATCGGCTGCTGCCTTGGTTGCGTCGCCTATCCATCCGCGCAGCTTTTCTTTTGTGTCCTCCGGGAACAGCTTCTGGCAGGTCTCCAGGTCTTCTTTAGTGTTGATCCATTTTGGAAAACCTCGCATTTCTTCCTCCCTAAGACAGCGTGTAGTACCTGTCTATCCTTTTGATCGTCGCGAGAAACGGGATCTCCGATCCGTATTTCTCGACCTGTTCGATGAGGATTGACGAGCCGCTGAAGAGCACGTACCTTTGCGCGTCCAGCGCGAATTGTAAGGTGAGGCAGCGGCCGGAGCCTTCGTCCGTGAACTTACTCCCTCGTACCTTGAAGCCGGTGACAAGGATCTCCTTATTGATGACGCTGTCGATCTTCATCTTTGCCCCGTCCAGGGGCGTGATTTCGGTAGCAAACTCGCTGAACCGCTTAGGCATGAAACGCCTCCGCAAGGTCGGGCAGGCGCAGCTTCTCTGCGAGGTGGCGCGTCTGGGCCCACTGCATCCACCCGGAGATCGAGGCGATCGAGGAGCGGAACTGGTCAAGGGTGATCTTGCCCGCGTTGAGAAGCTCGGGCAGGAGGCGCACGCGCCGCATGATCCTATGGGCGGTGGATTTCCGCAGCAGGACATGGGATGGGAAGTGGCGGTACCCGAGGAAATCCACGCCCTGGGAAACGGGGAAGACCTCGCACGTGCTCATGGTCAGCTGGAGCCTCTCGGCGAGAAAATGGGCAATAGCGTCTTTCATCGCGGAGAGAAGCCCCTTGTCATTGTGAAAGAGGAGAAAGTCGTCGCAGTAGCGCAGGTAATCCCTGATTTTCCAGACGTGCTTGAGGTACTGGTCAATCTCATTGAGGTAAAGATTGCCAAGCCACTGGCTGGTATAGTTGCCGATCGGGATGTTCGCAGAACCTCCAGGGCTGTAAATGATGTCCCGGAAGAGCGCGAGCGTGCGGCTGCATTTGATCTTCCGCTCAACGAGTGCGTAGGCGATGGCATGTTTCATCGACGGGTAGAACTTCGCGATGTCGCACTGGAGGCAGTAACGGTTCCTGCGGACGAACTCCATGGTGCGTCTGCTTCCTGCGTGGATGCCCTTACCCTTCCTGCAGGCGTAGGAATCATGGATGAAGAGCCCCTCCCATATCGGTTCGATCACGTTCATGAGGGCATGGTGGACGATCCGGTCAGGCGCGAAGGGGAGGATGTAGACGAGACGCTTCTTCGGCTCATAGATCGTCTTGGTCCGATAAGAAGACGTCCGGAAACACCCGTCCACGAGGCTTTGGCGAATCCGTTCCAGCCCATGGGCAGCATCGAGGTCGAAGGTTTTCACCACTCTCTGCCAGGTCTTGCCACGCCGGGCGTCCCTGTAAGCGAGGACCAGATTCTCTGCGCTCGCAATCTTCTCAAACAGGTTGCCATGCCGTTTCATGTTATTTGGACCGGGAGGCGTTTGCCTGCGGCTACTAGTCGCCCGGTCCCTCCGTTGTGTGTTTTGCCGGGATAATCCCGACAGGGCCCATAGATCCAGCCAGGAGTTTTACTCACACCTGTATCCGCTGCGAACCGGCTGCCGATATTCGAATTCGTATTCCAGCGATAGTTATTCGCATTCCGAGCCTGCGAACCGCAATTCGCGCTGTTATTCCAATTCGCGCCCGCCAGCAACCGTCGATCTGTGAGCCGTGAGCCTGTTAAAAAACTTCGCGTGCTACGTTCCATTAGTTTCCCGTTTTCCGTGCTATGCTGCCTCCGCCGCGAACCGGCCGCCGTAATTCGAAGCCGTACCCCAGCGATAGCTATTCGCACCCCGAGCCCGCGAACCGCAAGCCGCGCCGCCACCCCAACCCGCGCCCGCCAGCAACTTCGCGTCGCCGTAAACACCCTGGGAGTATAGCTGGCCTTTGCTTCCGCCGATCGTTTTCATGGAAAAAGCCTGAGACAGGAGCGCCAGGTCGAGTGTCCCGTTGGCAGTGGTAGGGCTCGTGAACTCCAGCCTGTCGTCAGCTCCATCGTCATAGTTTACCGCCACGCCGGCCGTTGCTGCCGCCGCGCTGTACGTTATCTGTAGAAAATAAGCCGGGTTGCTCGATGGTACATAGGCGTTTTTTAACCTGCCGAGAACTGCCAGCAATCTTGCGGGCTGAGTCGCGTCCTCGTCAAAGTAAACCTGGAGGCCGCCGCCGGTTGCCGCGTCTGCGTCATGCTTAATGAGTATTTTGTAGTCCGTCCCGAACGCAACCCACTTATCAACCGCGGCTGCCGGCATATTGCAGCAAAGATAAGCCTCACCTGTTGCCAGATATTTGACGTAGATCGGGTTGCCGCCCGGACTGGCCGCATGGGTAATCGTCGCCGTCTTTACCGCCGTCGCGATGGTCCCGTCATAGCTCACTTGAAAACCATTCTCGTCGAGCCACTGATACATAACGCCAGCGCAATCCTCGCAGCCACCATTGGATATCATGCGTCGGCCTAACGTTCCGGATACCTCAGTTCCGCCATTGGCAACACCCAATTTTAGGGCTGCTGCACAATCGTTTGGTGTCCCGGCGGTAATCACAACCGATGCAGATAGCCCGCAACTCCCGGGAGACGTAATAACATACGTTGAACCGTAGGTAACCGTGAGTCCTCCAGCCCAAGCGAATGCTGCCCGTATCGCAACCTGAAGGGCCGCTGCAATCAACGCGCCCGTATTCTTTCCGGATGGATTAAACGAGACAGCCACTGGAGTCAGACCGTTCAGCGCAACCGTTAATGATTGTGGATTGGTAGCCGCCGAAATATCTGTCGAAGGAGATCCGGCACTCGTTGATGTCCCTGACGTGCCACTACTGTCCCGATGCCCTCCGGCGGTGACCGGATCGGAAGAGCCTGCAATATTCGTCTGCTCGTTCGAGCCTGCGGCAGCCGCCTGGAACTCAGCGTCTTTAAGGAGCCGCTTTTTCACCGCTGCACCATCATCAACAAAATCATTCCAGGTGCGGGTGTCGGAGATAGTTGCGCCGTTAACGGAGGCGGTTGACGTGCCGGTACCGGAGGCGGGATAGATGTCCACCCACTTGCCAATAGCGGCCAAGTAGACCATGCCCTCGGGCGATGCGGATCGTGGCCGGAATTTGAGGTCCCAGATGGAAGCAGGCAATATATCGCCCGCGACAAAGCCCGTGAGGTCGTGGCCGGAGATGGTGCCGATATCGGCACAAAGACAGTGGAAGCCGCCGAGTTTACGGGTTGTGGTCCCCGAGTAAGCCGCGCAATTTGCGGGAGGCGTACCGGAAGGCGCCGTGCTGTTGGCCGATAGGATAAAGATGGGGTTGATTCCGGTAATCGGCTGGCAGGCGTAAAGGTAGAAGTCCTTACCAGCGCGGTTTGCCGCGACCGTATAGTCTGTGGTTGTGTTGTCCCAGTTTGCGGCAACGGAGAGGTCGATGCGACCCTGGGCCGAGATCGCGTACCCGCCATCGTTGATATTGACGGAGAGGCGATCAGGCGAAAGGAGCAGATAGCGGTTTGCCGCTGTCGAGTAGGGGGTAGCGAGTTTCCAGAACTGATTCAGGGCGATGGCGCTCGACGTGCCGGAGCGCTCGTAATGGCCGGGAAGTATGGCGAGGTTTGCAAGAAGCTGGTCTACTATGTTCATAGTCTCCCCCTTATCTCATATTCAAAACACGCCAGCCGTTGGCGCTGTTGTAGTAGACCAGGCTGACATGCGCGTTTGCTACGTTGAGCACGAGGTCTGCGGCGCTGCTATTGATCTTTTCGCTGTTGCGACCCAGGGTCAGGTTGTAGGTCGAGAATGATCCTGCTCCATCCACAACCGTCACCTGCTGCCCGATAGTAGGGGTTGCCGGAAGGGTTATGGTGAAAGCCCCGCCGGACGTGTCTGCGATGATCTGGTCATCTGAGACAGCCGTGTACGTGGTGGTTTTTGCTATCCAGGAGGTCCAACCTAACTGGCCTGCATGGGCAGAAAACGTGAGGACTTTGAGGCGATCGCCCGGTTTGGGTTCAGTTGTCGGCACGCTCAGGCCGAATGTATTTGCTGGCTCGGCAGCGGGGTTATTCAGGTAAAAGCCGCGACCATTGGTGCCGTAGCCGCGCCATAGGACCTTATCAGGGGTTGTGGATGTCTGCTGCGGCGTCGTAATTGACTTTACCGTATAGTCAATAGCTTCGCCCTCTGTCCCCCCGCAGACAGCCGGATCACCACTCGCGTCGGTACAGACGGGCTTTGAAGCTGTCACGGTAAAGCCCTTCAGATTAATATCGGTCGTCCACCCGGGCCACTGGTGATTAGTCGGGGTACCGGAAGAGGTGACGGTGCCGCTTGCCGTCACCAGAGGCGTCGTGGTGCCTGTAACGGTAAGGCCAGAGAGGCTGCAAGGTACGATCACACCAGCATTATCGGAGCAGACGAGTTGCGCGGCGTTGTTGGCCAGGGAGTCGGTACGGGGGGTGCCGGTACATTGTGCTGCGCCGCCACTATTACGCTGAACGATGCAGGAATTGCCGGTGGGGACGCCCGAGCCGGATCCGGGCGAGTAGGGCAGTTCCTGAGCGCGTACGAAAGAGGGAAGAGGGAAGATCGTCGCGCAGAGCGCGACTAGGAAGAGGGAAGAAACAGCCAACCTGATACGCAGTTGCTCCCATCTTCCCAGTGAGCGGAGCGAACGGTCCTCCATCTTCCATCTAATTTTTTTCATATCATTCTCCGTAGAAGTAGGTCGCTTCGATTTTCGCCGTCTCGCCGTTCGTGTAGGCGATGCAGAGGAGATTAGCGACATTCTGCTGACCCGGGACGACCCACCACATGCCGGCCGTTAATTCATGGCCTACACCGTTCGCGCCCTGGGTGGGCGTGGAGCCGTCCATGCAGCAGCGCACCGACTTCGACTCGACGGAGATCAGCGCCTTCGTGGCCTTATGGCCCGACCAGAATCCCGACGACTTTGTGATCTTCGAGGCGGTCGGTCCTGTGGCCGTATCGCCGACGGTGAGCGTCTCCCGGTCGGCGGCGGATCCGGCGGCGAGAGCGAGCGAGACGCAGATCAGGCCGAAAACAAGCAGCGTGATGGTCAGGCCGATCAAATATGCTTTGAGTCTGGACATTGGAAACCTCCGTTAACGAAAGGGTTCGAGGGTTCGAGGGTTCGAGGGTTTCGACTTGACCCCTTGACCCCTTGGCCCCTATTTAGAATCAGCCCCGCCCACACGATGGTAACGGCCGCGATGGGCACTATCTGCCACGAGAAAAAGACGAGCGCCGTGAGGCAGGAAGCGAGAAAGCCGTAAAAAGGAAGGGTTCGAGGGTTCCAGGGTTCGAGTCTGACCCTTGGCCCCTTGAACCCTTTCCTCAGTATATCCCCTACCGCCCACAGCAGCAGCAACACACCGGGGATCCCCGCCGCAAAGAGCATCTCTATGAATTCGTTGTGCGCTTCGAGGTAGACCTCTTTTGCAGCGCCGTTCTCGAAATACTTTTGATCGCCCTTACTCCAGCGCATGGCCACGGCGATCAGCGCTTTCTGGCCTTCGACCTCGCGCCATAATTGCGCGCGCAATTCCGGCGCGACCAGGTGAGGCGAGACGAGGAGCGGGATCACCGTAGAGTACTGCCCGAATCCCCAGCCGAGCCACGGCTTGTTAAGCGCGGCGCGGACGCTCTTTTCCCACGCGACGCCCCGTGTATCCATTTGATACCGCCATTCATGAGCGCCCCTGCCGACAACGGCCCAATAACCGAGCAGAGCGAGGACGAGCAGGGCGAGAAGGCCGATGGACGTCCGCTTCGCTCGGACGAGGGACGATCGCTCCCTTCGCGGGATGGGAAGGAATGAAGATCTCCGCGATTTTGCCCTTTTCGCTAGGACGAAAAGGCCGCCGATCGCACACGCTGCGACTGCACCGACCAGGTTGCGGGTCATGAGGATCCCCGCCACAGGAACGAAGGAGAGCCAGCGCCAGCGGCCCCGCCAGAAGGCGGGCAGGCAGCATGCGAGCAGTGTCGATGTTTCCTCGACGTTGGTCTGTAGACCTATCAGGCTTTTACCGGTAGGGACCAGGGTACGGGGATAGACCGGCAGACCGGCCAGCTGCAGCATCTGCCAGGCGACGTTCGCCAGGGCGATCACGCAAAGAACGTTCAAAAAAGGGTTCGAGGGTTCGAGGGCACAGGAAAGGGTTCCAGGGTTCCAGGGTTCTAGGGTTCGAGGGTTTTTCTCGACCCCTTGAACCCTTGGCCTCTGTTCGCTGATGTAGATCAGCGCCATGCCGTAACAGATCGCCGCGAGCGTGAAAAGGATGGACGTTGACGGGTGCACGCAGCAGACGACTGCGCCCCAGATCCAGAGGAGCCCGACCGGGAGCGACTGGCGCGCAAGTACGACGCCGATCCCTGCCATCATCACGTAGGCGAGGATCATGTAGCGCCCCAACCGTAACGACGGCGACGTCGCCCAAAAGCAGGTGACGAGGAGCAGGCCGAAGCAAATCAAGATGGAAGATGGAAGATGGAAGATGGAAGTAACTGCCCGGCGCATGTAGCGCGAGGTCTTCCTAGCGAACGCAGTGAGCGATCTCCCTAGCGAGTGCAACGAGCGGTCTCCCATCTTCCCCGTCCCTTTACTGTCTCTTCACTCCCAGCCGAACCGTGGTATCTGTCATCGACGGCGTGGATCCGCCGAGGGTGAGTATGACGCTCACGTTCGCCTCGTCCACTATGTTCGGCGTTGCCGCGAGTACACCGTCCATAATCGTCGCGGCCTGCGTGGTTGCAATTGAGATAGGCGTCGAGAGCAATGAGGTCGATCCCTGCTTCACGTCGACCGTGTACGTCGGGGTTCCCGCCGTCGCGATCGAGCGCGCGTAGGCGCTGATGGAGAGCACACGGTAGGGCCAGGGCGATTTCCAGACGATCGGCGTCGCTGTGGCCGTGATTGCGCCCGGGATGTAGAGTATGATCTGCTCATATCCGGTCGACGCCGGCGAGGGATTCGCCGTGGCAGCAAGGGCAACAGGGGCCAGGGTTCCAGGGTTCCAGGGTGCCAGGGTGAATAGCACCGCCAGCATCAAGGCAACGAGTATAATAGATTTTGGTTTGCATCCGCGTTTTATCAGTTTCATACCATCCTCCTTTTCTGGATTCCGGCTTTCGCCGGAATGACGGCTTGGTTATGGTCCGGGGCCTCGGATCCTTGAACCCTCGGCCCCTTGAACCCTATCTTTTCCTACGTTCCGCCGCTCACCACGCTCTTATCGAAGCCGCGATAGTCCGCGATCTCGAACTCGTACTCGTGGCGGCTCTTGTACTGGATCTTGTCGGCTACGAACATCTGTCCGACCAGCGGGTTGTCCGCGACGAAGAACTCGGGCTCCCGCCTGCCGTTGATGTAGGCGACTTCCAGCAATTCCACCTCGGTCGCGTCCGCGATCAGCCCCCAGTCGTTCGTGTCGACGAAGAGCGGGTTGCAGATGATCCGCTCGTGGGCCGAACCGAACTTGCCCGCGTGCGGGTTGGGGGTCGCTGCGCCCGGCCAGGCGGAGTTGAGGCCCTGGGCGGTTTCGAGCGCGTCTCTGGGGCACCAGAGGTAACGCGGGACCAGGGCAAGGCTTTCGCCCGAGTCCTGCTCCTCCTGCGCGTACATGGCTTTGAACCGGTTGGTCAGCGTGGCGATGCCGGTCGAGTCGAGCGTCAGGGCAACCGTGCCGAGGTTGCCGTGCTCGGTATCCGCGAAGAGCGCGACGCTGTCGCCCTTGTACGTGGCGTTGTTGATGATCTTGTTCCACGCCCTTTTCGCATGCGTGCGCCGGTGGGCCCGGCCCATCTTGGAGACGAGCTGGGTGATCGTCTTGAGGTCGTCGTTCAGGATGACTTTGCGCGTCACGGTGAGTATCCAGCCTTTCTGGTTGATCGAGTAAGTGGCCTCGACGTCCGTCGGCATGGTGATCTCCACATAGTCCGCCGTCTCCGGATCCACGTCGGGCACGTCGCCGAAATAGCCGACGTTGATGATCTCCAACGTCTTGAAGTTCTCGGCGTTCCGGTAATAGCTGATGATCGCCTCCTCGAAGTAGTTGACGGCCCGGTACTCCTTGAGGAGCCTTTTGAACATCGAGACCCCGAGCACGTAGGAGAAGCTGTTGGACCTGTACGCCGCGGGCAGGCGCATCATCTGCATGAAGGCCTCACCGAGCCGCAGGCCGTCCCGGGACGGCACACCCCTGAGCTCGTCGTCGCCAGTGAGCTGTGTATAGGCGCTGCGCAAGCCCTGAAACGCGGGCACGTCCTTGAATTTCTCGTCCGTGTCGGCGCCGAGCATCTTGTCGATCGCGGCCTGGAGCTTTTCGGGCTCGCTCGTGCCGATCGAGATCCGCAAGCCGCCGACGCCGTTAGGGGCGCCGCTGCCCGTCAGCTTATCCGCGATCTCTTTGTATTCCTTGATCGCGGCGCGCAGGGTCTCCGGCTCGAAAACCTTGCCGGAAAACTCATTCTCGACGCGCTTGCGGAGGAGGTCGGGTAGATTCGACTCCCTGAGCTCCTCGACCAGGACAGTCGCGCACGAGAGCAATTTTTGCGCGTCGTCGAAGGTTTTCTCCGCCTTGGCGACCAGGGTCTTAGCCTCGCTGGTCGAGATCTCGGTCAAGGACGCGGTGAGCTTGGCGAGGTATTCCTTGACGTCATCCTTCTGGGTCTTGCCGCCCGCTGCCACGAGCACCAGCTCCTGCACCGCTTCCTCAGTGACGCTTTCGCCCTGGGCTTCAAGGGCTTCGATCTTCTCTTTCAAATCCGGCCGCTGGCTTTTCAGGGCGGCCAATAACTGCTTCCACATAACGCCCTCCTTTTGGCCCGCCTTTCCGGCCGCGGCCACTCTCAGCAGTTTTCCCCCTGCTATGGGGTCATAAACCACGTCGACTGAATCGACGCGGACGATCCTCTGCACTTGCTTCGGCGATTTTCCACCTTCGGCCACCTGGGCGACCACGTCGTGCGAGAGCCCGATCAGGTCCCGCTTGCCCCTCGTGAACGCATCGACCGCCATGTCGCGCAGCCAGGACGCCGATTTGAGGATATTAAGCGTGCCCTCCAGCGCGGTCGCGGTCGGCCGGACATCAGACAGCCAGCCCACCAGATCGCGCACGCTCTTGCCGTAAGGGTTCGCGGGATTATCGTGCTGCCCCTGGGTGAGCGCGAAAACACGGGCGCCCTCGTAGACGGGAGCGGCCGCCGCGAGAACCGGCATGGAATAGTTTGCGATGCCCTGCCTGTCCACACCCGACTCCACGATCTGGACGTGCCATTTGTAGCCGTAATCGGGCGACGCGGGCACCTGTGCCGCGCTGAGCCGCGAGAACGAAGAGACGCGCAACTCTTCCCCGGCTGTCATGGTATGTTCGCCCACCTTGTGACGCTCCTCCATCATGCGCAACCGCTTCTCGATCAACATCTGGTCAGCCTCATCGTATTCGGCCCTGTTCTCGGGCCGGTCCCAGTAGCTGGCCGCGCTCGCGGTGTGCGCCGCGTCGGGGCAGGGATAGGCGTAGTTGACCGGGTCGAGCCACTCGTCGTCCGGGACGGACGCAAACTCGGCGGGTTTCGTCACGTGGCCGTTATCGCGCACCGCGATGCCGTACTTCTGAGATCGGGCAGCCTGAGCTTCTTTCTCGTTCATAGAGCCTCCGGATTACTGATTATTGATTATTGATTACTAACTGCCATCACCAAAGCCCCTGCCCTTAATAATCAATAATTAATAATCAATACTTTCTTTACCCGGCGTCCTTTGCCGGGGCCGGGGCCTTGCCGCTCTCCGATACCTTATGCTTCATGCCGTTTCGCAGGACGATGACGACCGTGTCGCCATACTCCCCGAAGGACATCACATCCGCCGGTTTCGCCTGCCGCTCGTAGGGCGTCGATTTGACCGTCTCCCTCCCGGTGTTCTGGTCCTTGACTTTCTTCTGCGTCGCGCCCGTCATCATCAAGCCGTCCAGCCACTTCTTATCAAGCTCTGCCATACTCACCCTCCTCGTTTTTCGCTTCCCTCTTCCGAGCGAAGCGGTCTTCCCTCTTCCATCGGTCTTTTCACGCCCACCGGGCGTGAAAGGGTATGCTGTCTCATCCGCAATTGATCGTCTCCTCGATGGGCGCTCCCGGGTCGCGCGGGTATAGCATGTCGATCCCGCCGATTCTGAACGGCTGATCCACCGGGACATGCTGGCCGTTCGCCGCAACGTGGGCGGGACGCGCCACTTTCGGGTGGCCCGCATGGAGCCATTGTTTCTCCAGCCCGTCCACGGACTCCGCCGCCTGATCCATGCGGAGCTGCGTGGCCTCGGAAAAGACCCTGCCCATCTCCGTCTTCGTGATCACCTCAGCCCTCGCCGCGATCGATTTGAAAATGCTCGAATCGTCGAGATTTTCTCCGATGGCTTTTGCCACGTCGGCCGGCGTCTTGCCCCCGAGCACCCCGAGCGTCAACTCTCCTTTGACCCGGTCCCACGCGGCGGCGCTGAGGCCGCCGATCCTGTGGAACGCATAATCCTTCAGGGTGTCGAGCACGGAGGTGGAGAGCAACATGCCCCCGACGTTTAGTTGCCCTACGGTTTCATCCACAAGCGATTTGCCCTGAACCCACGAGGCGTCGAGATTGCCGCCGATCTGCCTCTGCGCCGCTACGCGGTAATCATCGATCTGCGCCTGGATGGCGTCGAGGTACTGTCTGAGGTGGTAGGTATCCCACGAGCTGATGGCCGCCTTGCCCAGCTCCGCGCGCACTTGCTGCTGCAATTCCTCAAGCAATGACAGCATCGAGCCGGTCGCTGTCCGGATCCCGGCGTCCTTCTCGCGGATGATGCGTTTGATCGTGGCGTTTAGGGAAGGCATGGAACCTCCGGAGAGGAAAGGGTTCGAGGGTTCGAGGGTTCGACGGTTCGAGGGTCAACCCCTTCAACATTGTTTTTGCGAATTTGGCCCTGTGGCGCGCGTTTGCCGAAAAGTGGGGTACTACTACCTTTGAAGCGCACAAGGGGTGTTATAACTATGTCAATGCTCAACGTCATCGAATCTAGGGGATGCCTGGAGTGACCAACCCCCTTGGATTCCGGCGTTCGCCGGAATGACGGTACTGGCCGGTTCACTTCGCCCCTCCGTTTATGAGATCGCGACGGCTGATGCGTTTGCCTCCAACGGTGGCGAAATCACTCGTCGCAAAGTCTCCTGACCGTTGCTTCCCGCTTCCATCTTCCATCTTCCTAGCGGCGTCAGCCGCGGTCTTCCCTCTGTCTTTATAGTCTTCATATCCCTTCTTCGCCGCCTGTTCCTCCAGGTTGGCCCTGACCTCGTCCAGGTCGATATCGACGCCGGTGAAACTGACGATGGAGGCCCAGAGTTTGCGAGCGGTCTCTTTGTCGACCCATCCCTGCATCTCCGCCCCGGCGATCGCGGTCGCCATCTGGGCCGCCGCCGTCGAGAATTTCGCGATGTCCTTTGATGCCATCTCAGGCGTGGTGACCGAATACTGCTTGGCCTCGTCGTCCGTCACCCGGAGGTACCGCGCGTTGCGCGCCTGGCGCACCTGGTAGCCCAGCATATCCTCCAGGATGTATTTGACCTGCAACTGTTTGCGCCCGAGCATCTTGAGCGCGGGCAGATCCATCTCGGATGCCGTGGCGCGGTTCACGTCGCCGCCACCGCCGAACCAGTGCTCGGGGTAGCCCCAGCGGCCCATGATGTGGTTCCGGAAAAGACGGGCGCCCGTGGATGCGTCAAGGGCCTCCAGCTTCGGGGCGCTCGGGGTGAGCGTCACTTTCTCGTTGTGGCCGAAAACGGAGCCCGGTTTTTTGCTGAACTGCGCGATCTGCTCTTTGATCTCCTTATCGCCTCCGCCCGTCACGAGGAGGTCCCAGATGAACGCGTTCTGGAGGGGCCACTTGTCAGCATAGTCGAAAAGGAACTGCTCGTAGGCGTCGAGCCAGTCCGCCGTGGGGAGCAATGACGAACGGCCGCGCGGGGAATTGGTGACGTTGTTGATGGCGTAGAAAAAGCAGTCGCCGTCGGTGAATTGATTGCGCAGGGTCTTCGCCCCTGCGGAGAGGACGAAGTCGGCTTCCTCCGGGAGAATAGTGCGATACGCCTTCGCGGGGGTGTCCACGAGGTATCCGCCGATCGATCCGGTCCAGGGCCTCACGAGCACGCCGATGGGGATCTTCACGTTCTCGGGATCGGTGATCACATCCGATATCGCCGCCGGATCGACGTACCCTAAGCGTACGCGCCCGGTCTGCGCTGCCGTGAACGCCGGGAAGCAGAGCTCGCCGAAGATGTGCAATTCATCGATGTGCTTCGGGAAGTAGAGCGGCATGCGATTCACGGGGTCATTCCAGAAGCCGTCGAGCACTGCCTTCACGTCCTCGTTCTTCGCTTCGTAGGGCAGCCCCTCCGCGACAATAAATGATGTCGTGATGTCGATCAGCCAGCCGGCGAGCGGGTTCGTCTGCCACAACCAGTAGGCGATCTCGATCATCCGGTCCTGTTCGATGGGCAGGAGGTTGCGGTCGGCCTGGGTGGTCAGCTTGCGCCACAGCGCGTCCTCACTCGCGATATTGGGCGACGAGAGCGAGGCAGCGGCGAGGCGCTCGGTTACTTTCGCGTCGATGAGAGGGCCGAAGAAAGCGCCCACGAGGCGTTCTTTAAGTTTCATAGCGCGCCTCCGTTCCGGGTTACGGGTTCCGGGTTACGGGTTCCGGACTTTAACGCGCAACTCGCAACTCGTAACTCGTAACGTCTTTTGGCTCTCATGCTGCTTGCCTCCTGCCGAACATCCGGCCCATCAGGTTGCGCAGACTGCCCTGCCGGTCCGCATGGTAGTCTCCCTCTCCGGCTTCAGAACTGACGGTGCACGCCCTGATGAGCCCCTTCTCGATCAGCCTCTTGAGCATCTCTGTGGCGTCGGGACCGTCGTCGTGGCCGCCCTTGCCCTTCGGACGATAATAGATGAAGTGCTTGATCAGCTCGGACATGCCATAGCGGCGGAAGCGGATCCATCCATTCTTGATCCAGGGCTGGAGCGTGACGATGCGCAAATCCTTGTCGACGTTCGGCTTGTCTCCAGTGATGTTGAGGGTGAGCCCGCGCTTGTGCGCCTCCTTCTCGACACTGTCCTTGAAGAATTCCTGGAACTGAATCTCCTCGATCTGGAACTCCGTGAAGGGACCGCGCTCGTGGTACGTGAGGATATCGTCCGTGATCTTGTCCGGGTGGCGCTTCTCGATGTCGCCGATGGTGAGGTAGATCACTCCGTCCTTCATCTTGCCGCCGACGATCGCGGAAGGGTCGCCATGCTTCGACTTCTTGCCCATCGAGGGATCGCACGCGCCTGCATGCGGGATACCGGCCAGATCCACGTCCTCATCATCCCAGTATTGGATCCACTCCTCGAGGAAGACCGCGTCCTCCGGGTTGATCGGCTCGTTCTGTTTCTCGGAGTAGAAATAGGCGGGCCCCTCCGAGACATACATCTTCATCAGGTAGTAGTAGGGCTCGCGCTCCGGCCAGAGCACCTCCGTGCCTGCGAGCATTGCCGCCTTGTGCGACGCAAAGAATGCGTCCGCCTGACTTTCCGCTTCTTCCTTGCCGATGGTGATGTCCGAGAAGATCGCCTCCCATCTTTCCCAGAGCTTCGATTGCGACCAGGTCAAAATCGCTTTGAATTTCTTACCTTTCCAGCCCGGTTTTTTGAGGAGGCCGGCGAGGAGTGAATCATAGTGCAGGATTGTACCGTCCACGATGTAGACCGTGTCCGGTTGGCCGATCTTCATGAGCGCCTTGAAAAACCACTTTTCGAATTTCTTGCGCTGATCGGGGGATTCGACAGCCTCATCACTTTCGAGATCATCTCCGATAACAAGGTCGGGCCGTTTGGACCCGTGGCGCATGCCCCTGAGCTTCTGGCCGGCACCGGCGCCGCGAACCTTGCATCCGTTTCTCGTGATGATCGTATCCGCGCGCCAGACGGGGCCCTCGCCGCACGCTTCCGGGAAGTCCTGCTTCAGCCGCTCGTTCGTTTCCAATTCCGCTTTGATAAAGGAGAGGAAGTCCTGGGCCTGCAGGGCCGTTTCCGACACGGGAAGAATGAATGTGCGATACTTATAGACCAGGCACCAGATGGGCAGAATAAGTGTGGTCCAGGTCGATTTAGCGTTACCGCGCGGAGCCGCGTCTGCTTCGCGATCTCCATCGCCCGTCTCGATTGCGCGGAAGATCATGGCCGGGTACCGCTCGCAGAAATATTTGTGGAGTGCGGACGATGCCGTCGTCAGGTAGTGCGGAAAATAGGTGGTCCCGAAGAATTCGAGATCTCCGGCGCCGCGCTTGATCCGAACGTCGCGTGCCTTCTTATCATCCTTGAAAGGCTTCGCCTTCGATTGGATAAGCGAACGCAGAGCCTCAAGCTCGCGGTCGAATCGCTTCTCCTGCGGGGTCCTCGGCATTATGCCTTTCTCTCCATGACCCATGACCCATGACCCATGACCCGGTCTTTACGCTGCATATTTCTCCCTCGCCCAGGCGGTGAAATCGTCGAGGTCACGCTCGATGCACGCGAGACCCTCTTCGTCGTTCTTGCCGAGCCAGTCCACGAGGTCGCGCATGAAGTCGAGATAGGCAGTCGCCTTGTAGCCCTGCGCCTTCATCTCGATATCGCCGATGGTCTTGACCAGGTTCGTATAAGCGAAGAGCGCCTGGTTGTCGGGGTGGTTGCCTGCGGGCAGGCTGTCGAGATAATCGTCATACGATTGCAGCCGCTTGCGCAGGCTGACGAGAGCCTTTTCCCGACTGCTTATTTTCGCGTCGCCAGCCTTTTGCTCTTCGGCTTCGGCGCGGGCCGCGCGATCGCACCAGGTGAATTTGTCACGCCAGTCGCAGAGTGTGGGCTTGGTGATGAGATAGCCTTTCTTTCGCAATTCGCGGACCGTGGCTTCTATGTTCTGGCCGCACTGCCGCCAGGTGGCATAGGAGACCTCATGCGCTTCGGCGGTATAGGATTTACGCGGAGACATGCCGCCTCCGGTCGCGGGTGATAGGTGATAGGTGATAGGTTATAGGGAGAAGACCCATGACCCATGACCCATGACCCGTTCTTGTCCCATTTGGAATTTGTCCTTAAAGAGCTTCATCTATTCCCTTCTCCCGGATGTGACCGTCGATGAGGTCCCACCCCGCGGCGGTGAGCCTGCAGAACGAGATGTCGAAGCCATATCTCTTCCGGCTTTCGCAGTGCAGAAAGCCTTTTTCTTCCAGGTATCGCAGATGGGCGGAGAGATCCTCTTCCATGAGCGGGTACCCGAGATTGTCAAGCGAAAAGCGCAGTACCTTGAAGTCCAATGACCCCGGGTATTGAGTTTTGAGCAATTCCAGCATCGCTATTCTGATGCGCCTGTTTATCTCCGGCGCGACTCTGCTCATGTGCCCCTCACCCGATGTGCTTGCAGTACATACATTCCTCGTGCTCCCGGCACACCTTCAGGTAGAGCTCCTGATGCTGCGCTATGTATTTGAGCAATACGAGGATCTCCTTATGTTCCAAGTTGTCCTTGGTTACATAGGCCTGGACCGCATCACGCATTCCCTCCATGGAGTCAGCCTGTTTGGCCGTTGCGATTGCAAGCGCCTCCTGCGTCCCTATGAACTGCGCGAGAAATCGCCCCGCGAGTTTGTACAGGCAGAGGACGATAACCACGGCGAGCACCGCGCCTGGACCCCAGAAGACAAGTGATCTGAAAAGCGTGCCCCAGCTCGTCAGCTCGTTCATGGGCTAGCCCATCACCCCGGCTTTCTGCGCGGCGGTCTGCTCACTGTCATCGATCACGCCCGGCTGGACGGTGTTGGCGATCGCGACGGCCGTGTCGATGAACTGACTGATGTTGGGCGCGATCTGCTTTTCCCAGGTCTCCTTCTGTCCGCCCGTCGAGCAATCGCTCACGGTGGTCGCAATCACCTGCGCGGCATTCATGACGAACTCTTTCTTGAGGGCGCCCTGTCCCGCCTCCGTAAACAGCTCATCGGCGGTTGCCATGAGGCTCGGGAGCTTGCCGATGATCTTGATCGCCAGTATCGGCAGGCCGGCTCCGGGCACAAAGGTAGCCGCGATGGGCAGCAGCAGCTGAACAACCGAGGAAAACTTTCTAAACACGTCCGAGAATGTCAAGCGTCACCTCCGTATTTATTGGTCTTTTCACCCTATCTCCTTCCCCTTCAAGGGGAAGGCAGGGATGGGGATGGTATTTGTTGATCCCTTCACTGTTACTACCATCCCCACCTTTGTCCTCCCCTTGAAGGGGAGGAGATGTTGTGAGCAAACCAGTTTCATCCTTCCTTATAAAAATCGTGGCGGCCGATGGTCACCACGAAAACTTTGTCTTCCCTCCATGCCGGGGTGCAGAGCGCGGGGTTGCAGTACGATGTTGCGTGATCGACGGGATTCGGCTCTTTGCCTGTGAGGATCTTATCTGCGATCTCCAAACAGAGAAAGAGCATATGATCGTTGTGCAGCGCGTTGGTCCAGTCTTTGGCGATCTTGAGGAGCTCGCGGTAACCGGCCGCTGCGCTGACGGAGAGATAACAGGAGAATTGCACGGGGTGGTAGCAAACGCCCTTGACACCCTTGCCCCACCAGGTCGGGTGATCGATGCGGTTTTTGATGGCATAGCCGACGCCCGCGAGGGCAGGCCTGCCAAATTTGAGGAACTCGCCCCGCGCCTCGCCATAGATGGTCAGGGCCATGGCCTGCAGGTCGTTCAGCGCGTCAAAGATCGGTCGATCGTCCGCTCGCATCGTGCCTCCGGCACGGGAGAAATTATTGATTACTGATTACTCGCCCTTCGGGCGCATGGGACGAGGGGCAGCCTCCGGACCGCCCCGCCAGTGTCCCATGTACCGCTATCCGCCGTTCCGTGTTGTATTTCATAATCAATCAACCAGTCAATTCCATCATTGGTAGTTTATCTTGGGGGGCGCTGCGTGTCTTGTAAAGTGGTTTAGAATTTTACTTGGAGGCTGCTGATTTTCTGACGGCTTCTGCCCGGCCACCCTCACCCCTGCCCTCTCCCCTTGAGGGAGAGGGAGAAAGGGTGAGAGGATCAGTCAATTCGAAAAGTGCGGCCTGATTATCTACCGTGCGGGCGTCCACGATCTCGCGGATCCAGACTTCCGAGAGACTGTACTTCTTGGCAAGATCGCGATGATTCGCGCCCGTGAATTCGCGGCGGATCTGCTGGTCACGCTTCTTGCGCAGCAGCGTGTCGATTTGCGGGAAATAGAAGGACAGCCCGCCGAGCGTCTGCGAGAGCTTGACAGCAGCCTCGACGCCGATCACCTCAGCCACCTGCCGGTAACTCTCCGGCAGATCGTTGATGGTGAGTTGAGCCGCGACAGCGGCGATCCAGCCGTCGCTCACGGTAAAACCTCGTTGCGGGTTACGGGTTGCGAGTTGCGAGTTTCCGGATTGCTCATTTAGCCTCCGTCCAAGTCTATCTCTTCAAATTCCAAACGCTCATCCACTCGGCCATGATTATACACGACAAGGCGCACGCCATCATTGAAGCCTTCTTGCACTCCCAGTTCGTCCGGCAATTCCGAAAGGAGTTGTTTTAATTCGCCCACAGTATGAGCGGTCGGATGGTCCTCTCCTCTGTAAAACTTTTCATCTATTTTGGCCATATCTATTCCTCCCTGGAACCCTCGAACCCTGGGGCCCTTGGACCCTTATCTTCGTAGTTCCACGTACACTTGCATTTATTCTGGCTGCGGAGCAAGCCCTTGAGCCCTTCGATCACGGCGCTTGCTTCGATGCTCAGTTTGATCTTGTCAAGGCCGAAATATTTCTTGAGCCAGCGCTCGAAGCCGTCATGCTTGTGCCAGCGGATATCCTCCCGGAGGTGCTCGATCTTGACGAGCTGCTGCGGGCTGACGAGATAGATCGTGTTGTCGGGAATGGCGTCACGCTTGGGACGGGGAGCGCAAAGGGTACAGGAAAGGGTTCGAGGTTCACTTGACCCCTTGGCCCCTTGACCCCTTGGCCCCTGTTGTATCCGGAATCCCAGCCTCTTAAAATAATTTATCAGCTCACTTGCCTGGTCGTATGAAAGCTGCTTTGACGAGCGGACCTTGAATTGATCATAGAGCATAAAGCGGTAGGTCACATCGTCGAGGCGCAGATCCGACATCGCGATGTGGATCAATTTGATCTGTTTGCCGTCGATCCCCGTTGACGGTTGACGGTTTCCGGTTGACGGTTGCGCGTTCATTGGTACCTTCACCGCTTCACCTGCCCCTTCAGGGGGAAGGCAGGGAAGGGGGTGGTGTTCATTCTCACGGCTTCGCCTCCCTTCTCGCGATCTCCTGCTGCACGACTTTTATAGCCGTGACGTGCCCGCCCATGCGCTTGTAGACGCCCAGGAGATTCTTTAAATCTTTTACGGTGAGCTGATCCTGCGCTGCCGTCAGCCTGCACGGAAGAAACGTCACAGGATCGTTCAGCATAGCCACCAGGATCTTCTCCTTCTCGCGCAGCGTCTCGATATCTGTCATGAAGCCTCCGATTATTGATTACTCGCGCCTCCGGCGCGGATTATTGGTTGAATAATTATTAATTAATAATCAGTCAATCGTCCCTTCCAGGGCTTCGAGCATGCGGCGGATCCGCGCGATGTCGCTAATGCGCGCATTCGTGATAGTGACCACCACGGAAACGGCAACTGGTTGGTTAACCGGCTCCTCGAAGATTACTCGAGTAGATTCCCGTGCGCTCGCGGAGCATTGCTGCTGGCTCTCCGGAGCGGGCTGTTTTCGCTCGAGACGGTTTGTGTTGTTAGCCCCGTCCTCTGCCCCTGCTTCCATCTTCCTAGCCGCAGGCGGTCTTCCCTCTTCCATCTGGCCCTTCGCCTTCCACACATAGGGCCTTCTTTCCCCGGTCTTCTCGACCAGGCCCTTTTTGAGCAGGGAGTGGAGCGCGGAAAGAACTCTACTTTTCGTCGCGTCGAACTGCGCGCATATCTCGGATGCACAGCCGCCGTCCGGCTCCTGGCGCAGGTACTCCAGGATGCGCGCCTTGGTGCTATGATCCCGGTGAGCCGGCTGGAGTCGGGAAATTGCAGTGTTTTTCTTCATTTTGGTCGTCTCCTGCGGCGGCGGAGCCGCCGAATTATTGGTTGATTGATCATTAATTAATAACGGAGAGTTTGTCTTCATTTCGGCTGTCTCCTTTTCTTCCATCTTCCCAGTGAGCGGTCTTCCCTTTTCCGAGCCGCAGGCGGTCGGTCTGTACCTATACGCACATTCCGTGCAGACATAAATCGTCCCGCACGAAGTATCCTCATACCATTGCACCTTATGGCAGCGCGGGCATGGCGTGGATAGCGGATCAAACGGCATGGGATTGAACCTCCGTCCACTGTATCTTGACCGGCAGACAGGGCACTAAACAAATGTACAGTGCATGGATAAGGATGCACCCGTCGCCTGTCGTAAACCACTCCGGCTTGGCCACATGTACGCCGACCCAGACATTGCGCAAATCAGCAAATACCGATATTTCGTAATTCCTCAATTTCACGTATTCTCTCCTCAGCCCTCGCGCCTCGTTCCTCGATCCTGCTCTTCATCGAACTCAAACCTTCCCTGCTGAAATTCTTCCTCCAGGCTGAGGCGGTCCAGTTTTGCGGCGCGCACCAGGATCATGATCCCGCGATGGCGCAGGCCCTTTACGGCGGTCGTTCTTTCTTCTCTGTTCGCGGGCAGGTAAAAGCCCGTGGGTTGGTCTACGGCCGTGGCGATGCTGATGTTATGGTGCATGATCAGATGACGTACTACCTGGCGGATCCTGCGTTCAGGCTCGCCGACCATGTGCGCTAGCCAGGCCGCACCGACCGCGTGATCGCGCCCGTGCCCGAGCAACCCCCAGATCGTCTGCTCCTCAACGGTCATGCGCGGGCCATCGAAATCAAGTGCAAGTTGATCGCCCATGTCTCTCCGTGCTATGTGTCACGAGGTCTGTTGCCCGTTAGTCCTCATCTGCGCCCAGGTCGTCGAACAGCACTGGAATTTCAGCCTTAAAGCCCTTAAGCATATCGAGGGCGAGGTCTCTCATCTGCGGATGGGCGGCCTTGTTGCAGCGCAACGTGAAGAAGTGTCGCCACTCTCTGGCATTAGCCGTCATCACTATTTCGGTTTTAAGAGAGTTGGGCAGCACAGATCGAGCCTGCTGAGGATGCCATCCTTTTTCCAAAAGGTTTTTGTAGCTCTTTTCGCAGTCGAGCATGGACCAAAACCAAACAAACTCGGTCTGGCTGAGCTGGCCCCAACTATCGTAGGCATACTCTCCCGGAGGGATCTCCGTCCAGGCGGGTAAAATAAAGGTCACTCCGCCCTTATAATTGCAGTATCGTGTGGACTCCTGGGAATAGGACGCGAGCCGATGCCTCACGATCTCATGTGTTACGCCCCGGTCTGTGATGATCCGGACAGTGACGCTCGGATGCTCGATCACTGAATGGTGTCCGGAGGACAATATCCTTTTGACGAAGGTCTTTGCAGAATCCGGAGTCATTTTGTTTTCCGACTTATAACATGTGCGGCCGGCCCGCTCGATGAGCGAGAGAACACTATCCCCATCTGGTATCGTCAAAAACTGCCATGACTGTTTCAGCAATATCATTTAAGCCTCCTAATTATGTCCTCACTGTCTTGCTCACCACGTCACCGCCGCTGTGATGACCGCTGCTGCGGTCCAGTAGATTGCCCGGCGCGCATCGCCACAGCAGGCGTAAACGACTGCCGCGCCGACGCTCAGAACCACCATCGTACAGGGAAAAAGCCTGGTCATTTCGTGAACTCCGTCCGGTCAGGCGTGCTGCCGACCTTGAGCACGAGAGCGTGAAAAGGACTGTACAAATGTATAGTGTTATTATTATCAGTATTCTCCAGGTCATAGAAAGTCCCCCAGGTGGGCCGCGTCTCCGGCGAGGATGGCGACGAACCAGAACTTATCGACCTTGCGCAGGTCGATGATGCCGATGTTATTAATGATGAAGGCCTTGATGTCCTTCTCCTTGATGAGCCATTCGTCGCCGCCCTGCTGCGACGTGCGGTCGGTGCCGCGCCGTGAGGCCTTGAGCAGGCCCTGGCGGATCCACTGATCCGCAACCGTGGAGGGATCGACGCCGAAGCATTCAGCCACGACCCGGGCAGAACCCTTGACGCACTGTTTTTTAAATCTCATGCGCACCAGCTTTACGTGGATCCCGTTGAACGAGCGGATAAATCCGCTCGCCTTGAGCTTTTCCTGGATGGTCTTGGCCGTATAGTGTGCGTTCAGCTCAAGGATATGCAGTTCCCGGGATGACCAGGGCAGCTCTTTGATGCGCGGCTGATAAGCCCCAAGCTCGCGGGCGCGGTGCGAGACCCTCCAGCGGGGCAGGCCGAGCGCGCGGGCGAGATTCCGGATCGCCGGGGCACGCCAGTCGCGCGGCTTGATCTCCCGGTACACGCGCAGGATAGCCGCGTCCATGGCGGGCGTGAAAGTCGAACGGGGGCGCGCCTGCGACGCTGTCGAGCCGTCGAGTTGTTGAGCGGTTGATCCGTTCATGCGTTTTCTGCCTTGGCTTCGAACCTATCACACGTGTGGTCCGACTGCAGCACGTGCCCGGCGCCGAGGATCTGGCACCGGTACGCCTGGCCGAGAGACCTGCCGTCGGGATCGTGGATATCCACCCATACGCGGTTTTTGCACCAAAGACACGACCCGGCATTCGCCTTCCGGTAGTTCCACGCCCGCCTCACGCTGTCGTTCGTCATACGATGCAACTGATTGCCATTCGTGCCTGCCATGAGCCACCTCCGGTGAAAATTCCAAATCCCAAGCACCAAATCCTAAACAATATCAAAATATTCAATTTCCGAAATTTGAGAACTGGATATTGTTTGGGATTTCGATATTAGGATTTCGGATTTGCTCTTCATTATGCTGCTTCCTCCGCCTCTTCCGCTTTTTCCTTCTTCTCGGCGAGGTACTTTTTGACCAGCTTATCGACGACCGAATCGACCGGCTTGATGAATGGCACGTCGCCCGTGTCTTCCGCCGTGACGCCGATGCTCTTCAGCTCCGCAACCGTGAGCGCGTCCAGCGCCTTTACGCGGGGCTTCTCGGTTGTTTTGATGAGCAGATCCACCTGCTCCGGGAAGTGTTTCTTGATGAGGCGGATGACGAGCTCGTCATCTTCCCAGTCAAGCTTCCCGCTGCCCTTCCTGAGCCCGACCTTGATCCCGCTGATGATGATCGATCTCGGGCTCTTGAATAGTTCTCTGCTGCCCTCGATCGCATTGCTCAAATTCAACTCGCGCTGCTTCGCCAGGCCCACCTGGACCTTGAGGCCCGGCAGAAATTGCCTGGTCAGGGCATTGATCTGATCGTCCAGGTTCTGCAGCGTCTCGGCCAACTTCGACCGGGCGTCGGCATAAGATTTGGTTAAAACCTCAATTTCGGCTAGGGAAGACATACAGCCACCTCCTCTTTTCGTAGAACAAGTTTTCAGTTTCCGGTCGACGGTTGACGGTTTTGGCCCGCGCCGGAACCGGCAGCAGCGCCCTCATGATCATCGTCCGGTTTCTCTTCCAGAAATCGCCTTTGTACCCGGACCGCGCGATCGCCGCGATCAATCGGTAGCTTCTCAGCAATCCAGGCCCGCCTTCGGGCACGTAGCCGCGACCTTGCTGTCTCGGACGGGACTGCTCGAACCTCGTGAAGTCCCACCCCGCCGGGACGTCCGCCGGTCGGTATGCGCGCCTGGATTCCGGTCCGGGTAATCGACCACACTGCGTCTTCTTGACCGCGTCGCGGATCACGAGCGCGATCACCATCACCGCCAAAACCATTGCCCACAATTGAACAGGTGTCATTGTGTGCCTCCTTTTGGCGCGAGCGGACAGGTGCCGCATTTGTGCGGGTGCCGGAAAGACTCGACCGTGCACACGCCGAGATTGATTTTGCCCTTGCGCGCCAGACAATAAATAAAGTCAGTCATTTGCGCCCTGCGGGCGCCGTGATTCGCTGATGCGTTAACGGACTTGGTCGTATCAACGTGTAATCCGTCAACGTGCAACGGCCGTTGGCCCCTCATAACGCCCTCACTACTTCTTCCGTCACGCACGCTTCCCCCATCTCGCACGCGAGATTCATTGCCCTGGCCGCGTAGTTGTTGACCTGGCCGGGCGTGGCGAGGCTGATGGGGTCGCCGGTGCGTCCGTCCTTGTCCGATAAGCGTTTGCCGAGCATCACGATCGCGTCGTGCGTGAAGACGTTCGTGATGTCCGCGCCCGTGCGCTTGAATTTAAAAGTCAGGTACGATTCGATATTGCCGTTGAGTCCCTTGATCTCGGCGATCTGAATGCGGCGGACCGCCTCGCGCATGTGTGGATAGGCCTCGTCATCCAGCTTCTCTTTCAGCTCGCCCTGGCCGATCAGGATGATGCCGAGGAGCTTCGTATAGCCGTCCTCCAGCTCATAAAACCTTTTGAGCAGCTTGATCACCTGGAAGGTGAGATCGTGCGCTTCTTCGATCATCATCACGTGACGCAGCCCCTGCTTGTGGCGGCTGAGCAGGAGACGGTGCACCTGGCGACTCTTGCCCTCCAGGTTCATGAGCGGCTTCTCCCCGGATATGTCGTGGATGATGGCGACGCACAGGGAAGAGGCCGTGACGCGGTTCTTGTCGAAGATCTGCGGGTAAATAATGCGTATCTTGCCTTCGCGCTGGAGAGCAAGGGCGACCTTGCGCCGGATGACGGACTTGCCTGACTGCACCTCGCCGATTACGGCCAGAAAACCCTGGTGCTTGGCTGCGTCGAGCATTGCGGCCTCGATGTAGCGGTGGTCCTCTGACATGAAGACGTCTTTGTCATCCAGGACATCATTGACAAATGGACTGCGGAATAGCTTAAAATGGCGTTTCGTCGGTTCGTTGATCATAGTCACCTCGTATGCATTGATTTTCTCTCCGTTTCTCCCTCTCCACTCGGGGGAGAGGGCAGGGGTGAGGGTCAAAGGGTCGCCCGGCTGCATGGGTCTGATTTTCCTCGTGGCGCCTGTGCGGGCATGTGCGCCCACGGGCATCGTCCTGCCGCAGTCCTTACTGAGCGGCATCCAGATCCGATCGAGCTTTATGCGCCGTTCGGCCATCCACCGGATGGCGGCCGCGTTCTTGCGGATCTTCTCCTCGACCAGGTGCTTGAACTCCGGATTATCGATGGGCGAATACGGGTAATGGTTCAGCACCAGATTGACCGTGACTCGCTTCACACCGGTACCCTCGGCGAGCGCTCCCTGGGTGATGTCGCACTCCGCGGCGAGCTGCTTCAGGATGATCGGCTTGCGTTTCATGGCGTAGACCGCTGCGGGATGTCCCACAATATCACCTCCTTCTTCTCAAGCGTTTCGCGGCAGGGCCGCAGTCTCTTCGCTGTGGCCGCTGCTTCCCTCTTCCCTCTTCCATCTTCCATCTTCGATTTCTCGGATCACTTCGTCCGCCCTCGTCGCGTCGATCCACTCCCCGAGCTCGGCGCGCAGGGCTTGGTTCATCTCGGGTGTGACGCGCCCGGTGCGGTGGATCAGGTCTTTCAGGAAAAGTGTAAAAGGGATCTGGCGGGCCGCTATCGAGCGGTCCACCTCGATGGGCGTGCCCTTGCGCGGCATATACTCCGCGTCGACCGTGTCCGCGTGGTGGCCGAAGACGCGCAGGCCCTCGAAGGGGACGGCATCTTTAGGCCGCTTTCCGTTCTCGTCGGGCTCGCCGTAAGCCATGGTATCGAACTCCTTGACGGCCTTCTGTGTCAGGCTCTCCGGCTGCGCCTTGTATTCCTGGCCGATGATGGCCGCGTTCGCGTTATAGACGCCTTCTTCGCGCGGGAGAAGCCGGACGGGCTGCGCCTCATACGTTTCGTCGTTGTAACGCACGCCTATCGCTTCCGGGGTATAGGGCTTGATGATGATTTGCACCCGCGAGCGGCCGGGCAGAACCCCGGGCACGTGCTTGAGGCTGAAATAATCGCCTTTATAATGGATCGCATACTCGCGGTCGACCGTGCGCACCATCTCATCGTCAGTGTAAGAGAGAAGCTCGTTGAGCAACTCGCGGTCGGGCAGTTCGCGGAGCTGCTCGGCACGGATCAGCAGCCAGCAGGCCGTGCGCGTCATCTTGTGGCGTCGGTGAACCCGCTCGGCGTTATGGCGTACCATGTAGTCTTCGGCCCAGGCATTGAGATCCGCCTCCGTGTGCGCCGGCTGGATCCGCAGGCCCGATTCGAACCAACCCTCGATAACGTCATGTATGGTCTCGACCGCGCCCTGCCGTGATGCGTTATAGGGGTTGCCCTTGGGTACGTCGACTTCGAGCCGTGAAAGGAAGCTCACGATGGCGCGAGATATGTTTGCCGAGCCCGCGTCCATCAAGAGGATGAGGGGCACGCCGCGGAACGGATAGCGCGCGTCCTCTTTCCTGCCCCAGGCGCGGCACACGAAGTCGAAGAGATTGAGCATCGTCTCGCCCGTGGTGTTGTAATAGCGCCAGTAGATGGCCCCGGAGAAATGATCCACGAGGGCGTAGCGGAGCAGGCGGGTTTTTATTTTAGCGAAGTTCGCGGGCTTGTTTTTGTAGTAGTCGCGCTCGTCCATCATGGCCAGGCGCTGACCTCGCTTGCCATCCCGCAGGTAGTATTGAATACATACGGAAGCGTCGAGGACGTGCACGTGATTGGGATGGAGCGAGCGCATGGGGGTGTAAGGTCGGTCGGCCTTAAGGGCGGCGGCGGTGATCTGCCGCTCGCGCAAAAGCCCGTGCATGCGAGACGTCGATATCTGGCCGGGCTCGATGATGCCGCTATCGGCGGCGATTTCGAGGGCGCGGGCCACGGGCATGATCGGCCCCTTAACCTCGCGTCTCGTCTCGTGGATCAGGCCGGCGACAAACTTCATCTGCTCGACGTTGATGCCGGACTTGAGCGTACCCTTATCGGCGCGGGGCTTGCGGCCGGAGTCAAAGCCACACTCTTTGGCGAGGCGATAGAGGTGCGTGCGCGATATTCCGGTGAGGCCGGCATACGTCGAGATGATTGCCGAACGGTCGGGCGGAGCCGCGGTTGTAAGCTCGTGGGTCATCTCTTCGCGCCAGGGCATCTCACACCACCGAGAAAGGAAACTGGCCTATGGCGGAGAGTAGGGGAAGGGGCGCGGACCCGACGTTCTCGCCCGGCTGGTGCCAGATGACCTCCTCGGGCATAGTCACCGGGTCGCCGAACTTTTCAATGGCGCCATCCCAGGCGGCGAGCATCTGCATCTTCATATATTGAAGGGCCGAGACGTAGGCCGCTTTCATCCGGTCGTTCGGCTGCGGGTTCGCGTCTCTCTGTAACTCGCGGACGCCATCGGGCTCCATCTGCAGCATCCAGCCATCGAAGGATTTTTTCAGGGCCTCCATGCGGAGAATGAATTTCTCTTCGTGATCGGCCCGCTTCGGCCATCTGAGTGTGTGAATCTCTTCTTCGAGGGTTTCGATCTTCTTGTCGCGCTCGGTGAGCGCGAGGATGCCTTGCTCGACCTGTTTGTTGCGGCCGCGCAAGCGGTCCCGGACTTCCTTCACGGGCAGCGCGTCAATCTCATCCATGGTGAGGCCGCGCAGCTCGCCGGTCTCCTCGAATTCGCGGAGCTCCTCGTCAGGGATTTCGAGGAGGGCGTAGAGTTTGCCGATCCCTTTTTTGAGGTCTTGAAAAACCAAATGTGTCACGCGTGTCACATTTGCGAATTTGCGGGCAATGGCCATAAAGCGCGCGGCCGTCCTATAATCGACGCCAAGTTCATCCTCGACTAAGGGGATGAATTTGCCGTGAGGCTCCTTCGCTCTGAGGGCAAGAAATCGTTTCCCTGTCTCGATGATGCCGTGGGCCGTCTGGTTCATATAGAAGCGGATCTCGTTTACGACTCGGTCGCGGTCGTAGGGCAACCCCCCGAGCAGGGAGAGAAAGGCGTCCTCTTTTTTCTTGGCCTCCGCTTCCCCTGTCAAACGTTTCGTTTCGTCGTCTCTGCGGCGCTCTTCCTCGAAAATGTCAGCGGTTTTGTCATCCTGCAGGGTGTGCCCGATCTCGGCTCTTCGCTTATTCATTGTTCTCCTCCAGGGATGTTATTTTCTGTTCCAATTGGTCTCGTTGCGCCATGAGGGACGCGCGCTTGCGGGCCCGCAGCAGCGCAAGGCCCATGCCGAGCTCGAACTTATTGCCTATCTCCTCGAGAAACCCCAGCTCCTCCAGGGTGGCGCAGAGACGAAAGGCCTTGTTGGGCGTGAGATCCATCCGGCGGGCGATCTCCTCGGAGCCGAGCGGCTCGCGGGAGTTGGCGATCACTTTAAGGATCTCCCCGCCCTGAAACAGGGTATCAACGCGGTACCGGTTGGTGGGGTTGGCGTGCTCGTAGCGGGGTGCGTCTTCCATGGGCAGCTCCTTACAGTTTTGTCTTTATGCCTAATTCCTGTTCCAGGCGAGCGATTTCGCCGAGCAGGCGGGCCTTGTTCTGATTCATTTTTGCGAGCTTGACATACTTACTGTCCTCGGGATCCACGGCCTCACAGCCGAGAGGGGCGAGGAGCACGCGGAAGGGCTCAAGGCTGCCCGTGACCGCGCAAAAGGCCGCGAGGTCCTTGGCCTTGAAGTCATAGTCGGTATTGGATGAGATGTATTTGTCGAGCATGTCCTTCGAAAGGTTGTGGCGTGTGAGCTCGCTGATCTTCGCGGCCACCTGGTAGCGTGAGTCGCGGCAGGAGGCTAGCGCCCTGGACAGGGCGTCGCGCAGGGCCAGATCCACGTCGAGCGCGCCTTCCGCTATCTCGATGTCAAAGAGGCTGCCTTGTTTTGATAACCCGCTGTGCAACTCTTTTTTCTTATTTGACATTGCAACCCTCCTGGAGGTCTGCTACAATCAAAGTAACTTTGGTGGATGGGGTGATGGCGAGGGTGATGGTGAACGGGCGGAGCGGTTGGAGCCCCATTATGCGGCCTTCTTGGACTTGATTTTGTCTATCTCTTCCCAGATGGAGTACGGGAGGTCCAGGGCGTCACAGATGCCCCGGCGGATCGCGGCGTTCCGCACGCGACCGCCGAGTACCTCATATAGATGTTGGCGGCTCTTGAGCCCCAGTGAGCGTGCTATTTCTGCCCCGGAGAGGTCTTTCTCAATCATCCGGGTGGCTATCCACTTTCGGGCTGGGCTTTTCATGAAAATTACCTCCTTAGCAATATTATCGGTATGATGACTGCTTGTCAAGCATTATTTTCCGTATAAGAAAACTAATTTAGATGTCACTCGGTAAACGGATCAGAGAATTTAGGGAGAGTAAGGGGCTGAAAGTGGCCCATTTTGCGGCTAAAGTAGGGGTATCTGGAGGCACGCTTTCGGATATTGAGAATGAGAACACAAGTCCGCATGCCGAAACGTTGGAAAAATTAATTCGTAATACCGATATAGACCCGGCGTGGCTGTTTGAAAAAGAGACCTGGCCAGGTCAAACAAGCGACCGTGTCACGGGGTATAAATTTGATCTTGCGGCCGTCCCGTATGAGTCACGAGAACTGGTTAATGCCGTCGTTGAAATAATGGCGTCTGAGGATGAGACGACGAAAGCCGCCCTCAAAATGAATGTGGCGGCTTTCAAGGAAGCGGTCTATAATAAAGGAGAGGTGAAGGCTTTGCGGCGGGATCTGGAGGCGATCAAAAAGGTTCTAAACCCCAGCGATTGTCCTACCGACGTGAAGGAAGAGTAATATATGGAGCATTTAATATATGAACGGACTTTTCGGTCATTTTGGCCTTTTCGACTGGTTCCTGATCTAGAATAGGAGAGCGGCGAGAGATATTTATGGAGTTCGCACTGCTACTATGGTTGTTGTGTGGTATTGCGGCGGCGATGATCGGCGCGAAGAAGGGGGCGGGATGTCTCGGTTTTATACTCGGCGTAATTCTCGGGCCTTTCGGAATTCTTTTTGCCCTGGTGATGAAGGGAAACCGGAGGGTCTGCCCTCACTGTAAGGAACTAATCCATCAGGAAGCAACCACCTGCCCGCACTGTCAGCGGGACCTATCCGTGACGCCGGTAGATAAGGAGGCTGTGACACAAGATGCGGTAGTGGTAGTAGAGGAGAAAGAGCCAGTGAACCTTGGAAAGTGGGGTATCGCTATTATTATAGGGGTGATCGCGGTTTTCTTAATTAGTTGGATCGCGAGCACACTCATTAATAAGAACCTTCAGGATGGCGGCGTGCCTGTATCAGGAAAAGAAGCCCTTGCGAAAAAAGAGCGGGCCGATCAGGAGTTTTTCACCCGGCAGCAGAACTACAATAAGATAAGTCTCTCCCAACATATATATTTGCCTAAAAGCGCCTTTGAGTCTGGCTTGTTCAAGGAGGCGAAGAATCACCTCATACTGATGCCTGTCAATAGTCGGGAATGGATGCGAGAGGGTCAACAATTGATGGACAAAATACGGGAAATCGAGCAGCGGGCACCCACCAAATAATATTCATCAAAACAACTTTGATTTTCCGCTCCGGGCACAGAAAGACAAATACCTGATAAATTCACCAAACCTCAGTTATAACAATAATCGACCCTTACGTTTTCGCACCCCCCTACATTTTCTCAGTGTGCGTCCCACCGAGAAGTCAC